GTAGTTAACCCGACTCAATGGTGCACATAGGGGATTTGTGGCCCCAACCATACATTATGTAGATACTAGTTTTAGCCGTAGAAATGTTTAGATACAATTGGGCACTTCATTGAGTCTTCAATTTAAGTTTATTCATGGAAAATACAATCTAACTTCACGCGAAGAACATATAAATGGCAGTTGTTATTTACCAGACCGCTCCAAGCGTAGCCAACGCAGCTTCACACAATACTCCAAGCGTAGTTTACGCAGCGATTAAAGTAGTTAGAAGAAAGAAGAAGAATGGAGGCATAGAGTTCTCTAATTTGAGACTCAGACAACAGGTGGAAAGTTTTAGACACCTGGTTGTTGAACCCCCCCCCCGACCTCGTCGAAAGGTCGTGATACCCGTCAAGAAAGGTCCCTATTATGACGGTTATTTCTTCAAATACCCTCCCCTTACAGCAGTAGGAATCTCAGATCCCACTCCGATTAAGACCGGGGTAGTTAGGGCGATAAGTAGAAAACAACGCAAAGTTAGGTCCATTATTCCAGACACGTCAGAACTTCATTCTTACGTTACAGAACAAATTTCCCTAGCAGAGTATATGCCAGAATATGTTCCACCTACTCTTAGAGAAGAGTATGTTGTAGATCAATTCGCAGAGAAGATATTTAATAGGATACTTGATGTTATTGAACGTAATCCAACAGTGGAGAACGTAGAATCTCTAATTGACATTATATCATCAGACGAAATTCATCGTCTTATTTATTCAGTCAAACCTTCATTTAAATATCAACTTAGTCATTATATTTCATTTGTCTCTCAGACAGCTCGTGTTCAAGATATTTTAGAAATTTTCAAAACATTTAACATATTGACACAACAAGCAATAGATACACCAAATAAAATTAGAAATAACATTAGAAGTAAGAATTCAAAAACTCTTATGACATTAATCAAATATGCGACCACTACCCACAACTATAGACCTTCAGTGGTTAGTGAGCAAATTTTTGAGAATACTTTTAATTTACCAGGTAATATCAATTCCGCATGTAGTAAAATTTCATCAATGTCAGAAAATATCAGTCAAACTTCAACTTCTATTAATAATTGTACAAATGAGTTTAGAGAGCAACTAGATAGAATAATAGACGCAATGTCATCTTCAACAGCAAAAATTTCACAAGTCAAGACATTCTTTGATTCAGTTAAAGAAAATATTATTAACAACATGCTTAGTATTCCAGTAGTAATGTATAGAATTATTTCAGCTAATAATATTTGGTCTTGTTTAGGAGACCTGTCAATTTTACTTTCTCTATTAGGTATTTCAAAACATATTATAGAATTTATAAAGGATAAATACAAGAAGTACACATCAGTAGCAGAAGTTAGAGAGCAAAGTGCAACATTTAAGTTAATTTCAGTTATCACTATTATGTTACAAAAGTATATTCCAGCAGTAGGTGGTTCTTTTAAAATATTTGAAATCATGAGAGAAGCAAAAGCATTTACAGAACTTAGAGAGTATTTAGAAGCAGTACTTGATGAGTGGGGTATTTATACTTCACCTAAACTTTTGGAAATCAAATTAGTTAGGGAAAAAGTAGCTTACTTATATAGTGAATATATTGAGATGGAAGCTCTTTTCCATTCTAAACCAACTAGATATTTAGCAACTAAAATCAATAACAGATTTGAAGATAGACTTATGAGAATGAGAAATGTAGAAGCAAAATTTGTTAGAGGTGGTGTGTTAGATTATGCAGGTTCAACATTTATTCAAGAAGTTAAATTATTAGGATCAAAATATCAATCATTATTCGAAGCAATTAGACGTGTTAGAGATGGATCATCAGTTAGAACTGAGCCAGTAGCATTATGTTTTGTAGGAGCTCCTGGATGTGGTAAAACAATCTTTGCAGGAGAGTTTATTACACACACAGATACTAAGGAATCAGTTTTAGTTAAGAATCTCAAATCATCAGGACTAGATAAGCAAGAAATTTTTGAAGATATGGACATACCTAATTGGACTAGATGGGCAGAAAATTTTCAACAAGGATCAGATTTTGCTGATGGCTATAAAGGACAAGAAGTACATATTGCAGATGATGTGTTTCAGGAAGCCGCTGACAGCGATCATCAGCGATGGATAAATTATATTTCAACAACAGAATTTTTGACTAACCAGGCAGCTCTTGAAGATAAAGGAAGAAGATATCTATCTAAATTAATTGTTTCAACATGTAACCATTTCCCTCTTTCCAGTAAAACTATTAAGGATGTAACAGCCCTCCAGCGTAGATTTTCAATTGTTAGATGTCAGAAAGTGCCAGGTGTCCCTATGAATTTAGATGATAAAACTTTCCCACATTTAAAATTTTATTTTTACCAAGACGGTAGAGACTATGTAAAAGATACAACTAAGACAGGAGGAAAATTAGTTACTGTAGATGAATTAGCATTAGAAACCCTTCAGCTTTTGAAACAGAAATCAATTATTTATCAGAAACAAACAGGTTCATCTACCGCAGAACAACTAGTTACCGCCAAAGAAGTATCATGGGTAGAAATGGAACAATTAGAAAGACTTATGAACACATCAATTGTTAAATTACCGCAATTTTGGATAGATCTCGGAGATAACTTTGGTCAAGGAGACGATAACTTATCAGAAGCAGCAGATAAAATTTTTAAAATGTTACGTAAATTAAAATTTAAATGTGAGCTAGGAAATTATGTACCTTTAATAGAATTAATTAGAACAGAACAGAAATGGAAATTATCAACGTATGTAATGCAACATTTGACAGCAGTTCATCCATCATCCGAACGATTTTTATATAATGCTGGTGGTTTTAGCGTACTCACTAAAGTTTCCGGTAAGACATTTAAATACTTATATGCAGATAGACTATATGTAGCAACCAATACGAACTGTCATAACTATTTTAAAGATCAACAACCAGAAAATTTTGATACACCTAATTTTAGAGAATTTGATACACCGCATCCCGATGAACATTTTGGAGATTGTTACGCAAATGATGAAGAAAGAAAGGCCGCAGAAGAAGCAGAAGATGCGGCTCGCCAGAGAGCAGAAGACGCAGAGGATACACCAAC